GCGGATGAACCAGGCCGGCATCAAGGTCTCGCCCGTCGATTCTACCGGCGATCCGGATACCGCCGAAGTGCTCGAGGGAATGATCCGGCACATTGAGCAGGTCTCGAAAGCCGATGAGGTGTACGAAACGGCGATCGAACAGTCGGCGGCCGGATCATTCGGGTACTTCCGCGTCATGACCAGATATTGCGGCGCGAAGTCGTTCGATCAGGAGATCCGGATTGAACGCATCGCCGATCCCTTCAGCGTCTACATCGACCCATACGCTCGCGAAGCGGACAAGTCCGACATGCGCTGGGCGTTCGAATGCGAGTGGGTCCCGAAAGAGGAATACGAGCAGAATTACGGCGATTCCGTCGTCTCGAAAATGAACTTCTATTCGGGCGGCCAGAACCCGGCGCCCGGATGGATCGGCGACAGCGGCGTCCGGATCGCACGGTATTGGACCGTCGAAACGACGGCGCGAACGCTCGCGCAGATCGAATGGCCGGACGGGACGCGAACGGCGCAATACAAGGACGAAGTGCCGGCCGAATTGCCCGAAGGTCTGCGCCTGGCGACGGACGCCGACGGCAAACCGCTCGAACGGGAGACCGAAGAGCGGCGGATCTTGTGCCGCAAGATCAACGGAGTCGAGATCCTCGACGAAACCGAATGGCGCGGACAGTGGATTCCCATTCTGGTCGTACTGGGTAAAGAAATGGTTTACGACGGCGAACGTAAACTGTTCAGCCTGGTGCGTTTCGCCAAAGATCCGCAGAAACTCTACAACTTCGCGCGCTCGAGCGAAGCGGAAACGCTCCTGCTCGGCACGAAAGCGCCGTGGATCGGGGTTAAAGGGATCTTCAAGGATAAGCGCTGGGAGACGGCAAACAGCGTGCCATGGGCTTATATCGAATACGAGCCGCTCGACATCGCGGGCAATCCGGCGCAGGCGCCGATGCGGAATCAGTTCGAGCCGCCGATTCAGGCGCTCTCGCTGACCGCGGCGCAGGCTGCCGATGACATCAAGTCCACGACGGCGATCTTCGACGCATCGCTGGGTTCGCAGGGCAACGAGACATCCGGCGTGGCGATCCGCCAGCGGCAATCGCAGGCCGGCTTATCAAATGCTCACTTCATCGACAATCTGAACCGCGCGATTCGCCAGTGCGGCGTGATTCTCTGCGATCTGATCCCGAAAATCTACAATACGCCGCGCGAGATCCGCATTCTCGGCGAAGACCGGAAAGAACAGATCGTCAAAGTCAATCAGCAATACGTCGATCCGCAGGGACGCGAACGCTGCTACGACCTCTCGAGCGGCCAGTACGACGTCACGATCTCGGTCGGGCCGTCCTATTCGACGCAGCGTCAGGAGACATGGGACGTCCTGACGCAACTCGCGCAGGCGTACCCGCAACTGATGCAGATCGCCGGCGACGTGCTCTTTTCGAACGCCGACTTTCCTGGCGCCCAGCAGCTAGCCGATCGCTTCCGTAAGACGCTTCCTCCGGGCATGGCGGAGCAGGCAGTCGACAATCAGCAGCAGATGCAGATGCTCGCCTCGCAGGCGCAGCAGCAGGCGCAGATGATCCAGCAGCTCACCGGACAACTCCAGGCGGCGAATGAGGACCTCCGCACAAAGCGGATGGAAACCGAATCGCAGGAGCGGATCGAGATCATGAAGATCGAGTCGAGCGACCGCCAGGCGGCGACGAAAGCTCAGGTGGATCTGGTCGCGATCGAGGCGAAGCTCTCCTCGACCGAAAACATCACGGCTTTAAAACTTCAGGTCGCCGCTCTCGAGCGGCAGATCGCGCGGATGGCGTCGGGCGCGGCTGCAGAGGAAGCGGTCGGGCCTTCTCCCGCGCAACCGGCGACGATGCAGCCGCCGCCGGCTGCGCCGACGCCCGCAATGCCGGGCATGTGACATGGCAAACAGCGAGCGCCGCGGTTCTCGCGAAAGACGGCTTGAAGCGCTGGTCGCGGAAAATCGCGCGCTGCAACGCAAACTGCTCGAGGCGCAGATCGCGCTCAAAAAGGCGCAGGGCGCCGAAGTCCTCACAAGTTTATGTCGGAAGACGAACTAACACCGTCGGAAACAACCGCCACGCCGGCGAGCGACGTTCCCACCGATTTTCGGGAGTACGTGCGCTGGCGCGAGGCTGGTGGAGAGACGGCCAAGGAACCCGCAGCTACGGCAGGTGACCAACCGCCAGACGCTGAAACTGCGCCGGCCCCGGAACCGGAACAGCAGCCCCAGCAGACAGAGGAGTCCGCTCCCGAAGAAGAAACCGAATCGACGCCGGCGAAACGTCCCGGCGCGAAGGAGCGGAAGATCGAATGGCAGGCCCGCGAGATCGAACTGCTCAAACAACAGCTTGCCGCCTTGCAGCCGAAGCCGCCCGAAGCGCAGCCGGCCAAACCGCCGGTCCCGCCCGGAAAGCCCAAGCTCGAGGACTTCGAAACGTTGGAAGCGTACCAGGAAGCTCTGACCGATTGGAAGCTCGATCAGCGGGAAGCCGCGAAGGCCGTCCAATCGGCCGAAGCCCAGCTCCAGACCGCCTGGTCGTCATCCGAGAAGACTGCGCGAGCCGCACATGCCGATTACGACGAGATCGTCCAGTCGGTTCGGGCGCCCGAAGGTCCGGGTGTTCCGGCGGCTCGTCAGGCGATGCTCGAGGACGGAGCCGGCGCGGAGATTCTCTATCACCTGGCTACGCATCCTGACGAACTGAAGCGCATTGCCGCATTGCCGCCGATTGCCGCAGTCATGGCGATCGGTAAACTGTCGGCCGCGCTCGCTCCCTCTCCTACTGGAAACGGAAAGCCCAAAGCAGCAAGCCTGCCCAAACCGCCGCCCGCGCTATCGCGTCCCGCGAAGACCTCGACGGAAAATCTCAACGACGAGAACTTTGCCCGGAACGATTACAAGGCGTGGGAGCGGTTGCGGTGGAAGCAATTGAAGGGACAGTAGCCAGTGTCAACGAATACCCTGTTATCCACGCAGATGCTCACAAACGAGCTTCTGCGCCGCTTCAAGAACAATCTCGGATTTTCGGGCACGATCGACCATCTGTGGGACGACAAATTCGCCGTCGACGGCGCGAAGATCGGCGATACGCTGCGCCTGCGTGATCCCGTGATGTTCACGGCGAGCGCCGGACCGTCGATGACGCCGCAGAACGTGACCGAGCCGCAAAAGACGCTCGCGCTCAACAACCAGCAGGTCGTCGGCTTTGCATTCACATCGAAAGATCTCACACTCACCATCGACGCATTCAGCGATCGCTATCTCGCCTCGGCCGCCGTCGCGCTCGCCAACGCTGTAGACGTCGCCGGCCTGACGATCGCCGATCAGACGGTCCCCAATCTTGTCGGCACGGTCGGGACGCCGATCGCGGCGCTCGATCCGTTCTGGACCGCCGGCGAAATGCTGGACACCAACTCTGCTCCGATGGACGGGCAGCGCTACATGTGCATTCCGCCGAAGATCCAGACCGCCGCATTGAAGACCGCGCAGGGACTCTTCCAAAGCTCAACGCAGGTTAAACAGCAATACGAGCGCGGCCGCATGGGAACGATGGGTGGTTTTGATTGGCTCATGGATCAAAATTGCCGGACGCACACCAACGGGCCGCTGGGCGGCGCTCCGCAGGTCGGCGCGGCCGGCCAGACCGGATCGACGCTAGCCGTAACCGGATTCACGGCCGCGGCCGCGGCCAGGCTGAACGCCGGCGACGTCTTCACGCTACCGTCTGTGTTTCGCACCAACCGCGTGTCGGGCGACGTGAAAACGGACCTGATGCAGTTCACGGTTACGGCGAACGTCTCAAGCGCAGCGGATGGCTCTGCTTCGATCCCGATCTATCCTCCGATCCAGACCGCGATGCCGGGCGCTACCGTAAGCGCATCGCCGGCCGCCGGTGCGCCGCTGACGATCGTCACCGGGACCACCGGCCAGCTCTCGCAGCAAGGACTCGCGTATCACAAAAGCGCTTTCGTGCTCGGGATGGCGCCGCTCGAAGTTCCGAAGGGCGTGCATTACGCGGCCAACCAGCAGGATCCGGACACCGGATGCAGCATCCGGATGGTCAGCTCTTACGATATTTTGAACGATCTTTTTGTGACCAGATGCGACGTTTTATTCGGCTGGGCCGCACAAAGACCAGAATGGGCTTGTAAGGTTGTGCAGTAATGGTTTCAGCCATGTTTCCTTACTGCATTGTACTGCATGAGGCCCTAAATGTCCAGTAGTAGTACGACATGCTGTATCGTTACCACATGTACTGCGTTACGATACAGCATATGCCACTACAAATATGCAAGTCATGCAATCAGGAATTTGAGCAGCATCCCAACCGCCCGCACGGGCAAATCTACTGCTCAGTCGAATGCTACTGGGCTTTTCGGCGAGCACAGAAGGCAGAATTTGTCGCCACGAATTCAAAAGTCTGCGAAAGATGCGGCAAAAGCTTTTTCGCGAACGAATGGCGATCACGCGCTGAGTTCGAAGCGCGTCGATTTTGCGGGAAGGAATGCGGCGGCCTATATCGGCGGAACACGATTGATCAGGTGCTAGAGAGGATCGTCGTCAACCAAACAACCGGTTGTCATATGTGGGCTGGAAGCAAGAATTGGAACGGATACGGTCAGGTGCGATTGGATAACCGTTGGGTAATGGCGCATCGGGCAGTGTGGGAGCACTACAAAGGCCCCATTCCCGAAGGTCTTCAGGTCGATCACACTTGCGGCGTGAGATTGTGCTGCAACGTCGATCATCTTCGCGTCGTAACGCCGCGAGAAAACTGCCTCGCCAACACAAGCAATAGCATGGGGGCGCAGAACAGCCGGAAGACCGAATGTCCGATATGCGGAGGCCCTTACAGCTTTTGGCCGAACGGCTATCGGTATTGCAGGCCGTGCATGCTGCGCCGCCAAGCCCCGTACCTACGCAAACATCGCGCTCAGAAGCGTAAGGAAGGGCGCGTTGTCGAACGGCGCTTGACCTCCAAAGGCACTGTCGATAAGCGCATAACCACCGCCTGTCGCAATTGCGGCGGGCCATACAGTGTCTGGCCAAACGGCACGAAGTATTGCGCGCCTTGTTTTAAGGCTCAACAAGAGCGCTACCGCGCCAAGAAGAAATCGAAAGGAGATTGACGAATGGAACCAAATCAAAAGGACGCGAAGTCTGAAGCCCCGCCGCCCGTAATCGGGGCGCAGCCGCAAGCGCCGACACCGCTCGACAAGCCGGCAATCTTTTTCAACCTCAAATACCGCGTGCCGCCTTTGGTGGTGCACACGCAGGAAGAAAAGGATGCGCTGGACCCGGCCGAGTGGA